TTGAGTTTTGTCAGATGCACCCTATCGAGATTGGGAGTGAGTGCCGCATGGTACGAAATATCCCGGCCACTCTTCGCAAGGACACACTGACCGTCCACCCGCTAAACAACAGGAGGCACAGAGAGAAATGGTGCACTGCAGTTGGCATGGGTGGGTTGGCACTGACCGGTGGCGTACCAATCATGCAGGACTTCTACCAGATGTTCCAGCGCATCGGAAACTATCGCAAGAGTAGGATAGGGGATGATCCGACATTCGCAACGGGACTGAGGTTGATGTCAAAAGGCATGAAGGAGCACTACCGTGAACCGGACCCGTGGACTCGGGTGCAGGTGTTCGAGGCCTGGGGAATTACGCCCGATGAGCAGAGAGCTATCGAAAGGTATTACCAGGACTACGCGTTGTCTGACCAGGCTGTAAGTGGTGAGCAGCCCAATTTCAAATGCCACCTCCTGCTCCAGCTGTAAAGGCTTGGGTACTCAATAGCAGGAAGAAGTACAATGGTTAAGAAGGCCAACAAAAAGATGAAGAAACCAATCAAGGTTGTGAAGAAGAAGTCAGAGATCACCGAGATCGGCCGTGCGCTCCGTGCGCTCGGCGGTTTTGGAGGAAGCATGGCAGGAGGGCTAATCGGCCAAGGAGCAGCAGGGTCTGCAGTAGGTACTGGACTGGGGGCCGCAATTTCGAGGTGGCTTGGTCAAGGTGACTACTCGGTGTCGTCGAACAGCGTGCTGAGGGCAGCTGGAACCGTCCCGAGTATGCACCGCAACGACCAGACAGTCGTGGTGCGCCACAAGGAGTTCGTAGGTGAGTTGAGGGGAAACACCAACTTCACTGTGGCGTACCGATACTCTCTGAACCCTGGGATCGCTTTGACGTTCCCGTGGCTGCATTCCATCGCCGCGCAATATTCAGAGTACCGCATCAAGGGCATGGTGTTCCACTATGTGCCGACGAGTGGTGCCAGCGTGGCATCGGCCAACACTGCGCTAGGAAGTGTGATGTTCCAAACATCGTACCGAGCGAGTGAAAACCCCCCCGGCTCCAAGATTGAGATGATGAACGAGTACTGGGCCAGCGAAGGCCGCCCGTGTGATGAGTTCTGCCACCCTATCGAATGTGACCCCAAGGAGAACCCGTTCAACGTCCAGTACGTGTGGACGGGG